AATACTAAGCCCCGCCCCAGCTCAGCAAAGGATCAAATGACGTCATTCAATGTAATTACAATTGGGCCTAAGTGCTATTGGGCCTAAGAGTACGATCCATATCGCTTCGCGGAGTAATTAACACAAATTATATAATTACTAAGTTACATTTTACCATGGTTAATCAATTATTTACTCTTATCATTTTCATCTAATGGTAAATAAATAACAACAATACACAATACACAAAGTAAATATAATCTTCATTTATATCAAATAAATACAATATACAATTAACGATAACGTTAATTACAATTAATTATGCCTATTCTAAAATACACTTGTATTAACAGGTTGACTAACTACAGGTGTTGTTTGTCTTCTTGCATCCCAATTTCTTTCTCTCTCAGGTCCAGTTGCTTCAAATGGTGTTCTTGTTAGAGTTGATGCAACTCTTCTCTTCATCAACGGTGAAGAACTCAACCAAGCTTCAAGCGTCTTCTTCACAAATCCAGGAACATAACACGCAAGCATAATACATACCCATAGAATAACAATACATACCATAATTAAAATAATTATACCTATCAAATACAACGCTTGATGGCGCTTCTCTGATGCAACATCAGCATCGTCTTGATAACCTTCATAATAACCTGCATCAGCCATTCGCTCTCGATGAAACAAAAACAAGACGAATGATAAATGAAGCTTGCGTATTTATAGAGGAAAGTGCAAGCTTACTCTGCAAGACAACATTTAATTATTTATTAAATAATTAAATACAGCTGTACTCAACAACAGCGAATAGTATAAAGCAAAGCATCTTGCTTTACTTTAGTAAAGTAAAGCAAAAGCATACGCGCTAATAGGGCCCTACCACGAAGCTTCGTGGTAAGTGTGAACGATCTTCCGTCAGATGTAATCACGGATCCTGATCGTCCACGTGTCACTATAATCCAACGGCCACAAGAGTGATCCCGTGAGCCTGGGGCGGGGGT